TCCTGACCGCCGCGTTCGGGTGCGGTGGCTCCTACGATTCGGCCGCGGCTGGCCCCCGTGCGGTCCTGAAGCCGCTGGTCGGCACGAAAGTCACCGTCCAGTACCGGCCGGAAGGCACCGGGTCCGGTCTGCCTCAGGACGAGTTCGAGGTAGTCGTCACCAAATATGTGGAGACGGCACCGGTCGCCGGCCACCGGACGTGGGCGCTCGAAACCCAGCCGTCCGACGCGTGGGACACGGCGGACCAGGCATGACCGAGATCGCAAGCTTCGAGGACCTGACCGCCGTCAGCGTGGTCGACGAGACGGAACTCGTCACCCTGTCCACAGGCAAAGCCGTGCGGGTGCGTGGCCTGTCCCGCTACGAACTCACCATGATCGGCAAAGACCAGCCGACCAACGACGTCTACGAGCGCCGCACCCTCGTGCTGTGCATGGTCGAACCGGTCCTGTCCGACGCGCAGATCACGGCGTGGCAGAAACGCGACCGGGCCGGCGGCGACATGGCGAAGGTCACCGATGCGGTACGGCGACTGTCCGGCCTCGACGAGGGAGCCGACAAAAGCGATCTACCAGCAGATGGAGACGAACCCTGACCTGGAGTTCGACCACTACCTGTGCCTGAAGCTCGGGTGGCGGTCAGTGGAGCGGATGCGCCGACAGATGTCGTCGCGGGAGTGGCAGCACTGGCGGATCTACTACGCGCGGCGTGCCCAGGAGCAGGAGATGGCCAGACTGAAAGCGGGTGACTGAGTGGAGATGCGGATCGCGGTCGGTGGACTCGCGCAACTGTCGCGTGCCCTGAAAACGGTCGACAGTGAGGCCCCGAAGCGGCTACGTCTCGGTTTGAACGAGGCCGCACAGCTGCTGGTCGACAACGTCCGCCCCAAGATCCCAGTCGACACCGGTGCCGCCGCACGGTCGGTGGTGGCCCGATCCACCCGCACCGCCGCGCGGGTAGCGATCGGCGGCAAGAGGGCCCCGTACACGCCATGGCTGGACTTCGGCGGCGAAGGCAAGCGCCCCGGGCGCCCTTCGCCGCGCGAGTTCATCAAGGAAGGCCGCTACTTCTATCCGACGTTGCGGGAGATCCGGCCCCAGGTCGAGGACCTGTTGCAGGAACAGATCTCTGCGGTGATCCGGTCCGCTGGCCTGGTGGAGGACTGACCGATGGCCGGCAACACTCTCACCCTCGACTTCGCCGGAGATGCGACCAAGCTACAGCGTGCCGCCAGGCAGGCTCAGGCGTCCGTCGACACGGTAGCCCAGGCCTCCCAGGACGCGGGCCGGCAGTTCAACGACTCCACCCAGGACGCCACCCGGTTCGAGCAGCGAATGGGGTCGCTTGGATCGGCGACGACCGGTGCCGTCGATGCGATCGATTCGCTCGGCGGTGGCATGCAAGCCCTGGCCGACATCCAGGACTCCGCCCGAGCCACCGCGCAGAAGCTGGCGCGGGCAAACGTTGACGTCATGCAGGCCACCGAGGACATGGCCCAAGCGACCCGTGACGCCAAGCAGGCGTCGATCGACACGGAACAGGCCGCCCTCGACCTGACTCAGGCGCGCCTCGATGAGAAGACCGCTCTCGCGGACTACAACAAGGCCGTCAAAGAGCACGGTAAGAACTCGACCGAAGCCAAGCAGGCGCAGATCGACTTGAAGCAGGCCGGCCTCGACGTCAAGCAGGCCACCGATGACTCTGCTCAGGCCACCCGGGATGCGTCTCAGGCCAACATCGACGCCAAGACCGCCCAGGTCGATCTGAACGATGCGATGCATGAGGCCAACCCGCCAGAGTTGCAGACGTGGGCGGACAAGCTGAACATGGTCACGCCGTTACTGTCCGCCCTGGTCGGCATCGTCGGCCTTGTCACCGCAGCACAGTGGCTGTTCAACGCATCCATGTGGGCGAACCCGATCACGTGGGTGGTCATCGGGATCATCGCCCTGATCGCCGGAATCGTGCTGCTGGTCAAAAACTGGGACACGGTGAAAGCGGCCGGCGCCAAAGCCGGAACGTGGATCAAAGAGAAGTGGCTGGACCTGTGGGGATGGATGAAGAAACTCCCCGGACGGATCTCCGACGCGTTCGGGAGCCTCGGTAACAAGATCGCCGCACCGTTCCGGTGGGCGTTCAACTACATCGCCGACGCGTGGAACAACACCGTCGGCCGGCTGTCGTGGACTGTGCCCGGGTGGGTGCCCGGTGTCGGCGGGAACACGATCTCCGCGCCGCACCTGCCGAAGTTCCACACCGGTGGTGTCGTCCCCGGATCGCCAGGCCAAGAAGTACCGATCATGGCGCTCGCCGGAGAAACAGTGCTACCACCCGGACAGTCCAGCGGCGCCGGCACGACGTACGTCACAGTCAAGCTCGACAGTGAAGTACTGCTAGAAGGCCTCGCCCGGGTCGTCAGGCGACGCGGTGGCGGAACCCAGCTGGTTCTAGGGGTCGGGCATGGCTAAGAACGACGTCGCCCTCGAGCTGTACTACGACGGTTCTTGGCACGACCTCGTCGCCAACGACCAGGTCCTCGCCGAACAAGACATCGTCATCACCCGCGGCACGCGCGGGCAGACCGGCGGCTTCTCGCCGACCCTGATCACCGCACGCCTCAACAACGCCGACGACATGCTGCGACCCGGGAACCCCGAGTCCCCGCTGTACGGCAAGGCCGGCATCGGCGTTCCGATCCGGGTGTCGGTCGGCGACAGCGTCCGAGGCCGCGGTGAGGTCGCCTCGTTCAAGTCCGGGCAGACCCGTGACTTCCGGAAGACACCGAAGCGCGGCAAAGCCTGGGTGGACCTGGAAGCCGGCGGGACACTCCAGCGCGTCAACCAGTGGGCAGCACGCATCCGCGACCCGTTCTACATCTACAACACCAGCATCACCAGCGCACCACTGGTCGGATACTGGCCGCTCACGGACGCCCGGGGCACCCGGTATGCGTTCACCCCGGTAGCCGGGGCCACGTCCGGACTGGTACGGAACCTGGCGTTCGAGTCCCAGTACCGGCCCGCCGGATCCGACCCTCTCGCGGACGTCAATCCGGCCCCCGTATCCACCGAGGGCTACTTCGTTACCGGCCCGGCCGACTCAACCGACGGATGGCAGATCTCCTGGGTTCAGAAGATGGCAACGTTCGACGCGGCTGAAACGTACACGCTCATGTTCTGGCGGACAACGAACGGCGTCGACTGGTCGCTGATCTACTCCGCGGGCAACTGGGTGCTGATCGGCTCCAACGGATTCTCCGAGGTCGTCGCGACTAGCATCGACATCGGCGAGTCCGGGTGGATCCTGTGGAACGTTGAGGCCTCCTACTCCGGCGGAACCACGAACATTGAGGCCACGTACACGGTCGAGGAGTTCTTCGGCCTCGGAACGTCCGGGGTGTTCGGTAACACCTACTCCGGGGAGACTGGCTCTCTGGAGAAGTGGTTCGTGTCCGGGATGACCATTACCGACATGACGGTGGGTCACGTGCTCGGCATGAACGTCGACAAGGACACCGAGGACCTGGGCAGCGACAATCGGGCAAACAGCCTGGCTGGCAGGGTCTCGGAGCAGCCCGAGAACAGATTCTTCCAGATCTTCGATACCTACCTGGGTTTGCCGACCTACGTGGACGCCGGCACCTCGCCGTCCGTCCTGATGGGAGCGCAACGGTCCGGGATGCTACCGGAGATCCTGGCCGAACTCGTTGCTTCCGATGATGCGCTCGCCTTCGATCACCGCACCGATCCTGAGATCCAGCTGGTGCTCCGGTCGTTCCGCTACAACCAGACCCCGTTCACGATCGACGTCACCGAGCTGTCGTTCCCCCCGCCGGACACCGACGACGACGCGGGCGTTTGGAACGTGTCGAAGTTGGTTCAGCCGGACGGTTCGGAATGGTCGGCCCGCGACGACACTGGGCCGCGTGGCACCCAGGCCCCGCCCGATGGCATCAGTGAGCGGGTCCAACCGGACCTGGCGGTCAACCTCCTCGACGAGCCTGGCGCGGAGGACATGACTCAGCACGCGAACTGGTGGCTCCACCGTGGCATCGTCGATCTGCCGCGCTATCCGCAGGTCACGATCAACCTGAACGCGCTGTCCGCGTCGCGGGTGCTGGAGTTGCAGGAGATCGACATCGGGGACGTCGTCGAGGTGACCGGGTTCCGGGAGAACACGATCCGGCTCCACGTCCTTGGCTACACCGAAACCATCGGGTGGCCTAACGCGCGGACGATGGTGCTGAACTGTGCCCCCGATCAGCAGTTCCTGGTCGGCACCTATAACGGTGCCGAAAGCCGCTACGACCTGGGCACGTGCACCATGTCGACGGCAGCTAGCTCGTCGGCTACGACCTTGACCTTGGCGATCACCGGCGATGAACAGTGGTCACAGGTCGACGCGTTCGACCTGTTCATCTCCGGTGAGGTTGTCGGTGTCCCCGCCGGTGGTATGGGTGCCCGCACCGGAACACTCGGCGCCTACGAGCAGGTCCTGACTGGCGCCGTCCGGTCGAAGAACGGCGTCCGCAAAACCCTGCCGACTGGTGCGGGTGTGCACGTCACCACACCAGCGCGGTACGCGCTGTGACAAGGAAGGAGCTGTTATGGCGATCGCGGTAGGCGGTGCGGTAGTCACCCCGACGGATCATGAGGACACGGTCGAGGATGGCATCGTCTCGGATACGTCGATCGGGACAGCCGGATCAGGGTTCAGCGCGTCTGCCCAGCAAGCTCGGACGGCGATCAACGGCCGGCTGATCTACATCAACTTGTTCCTGAACCGGACGGGTGCCGACATCACCCAAACCAACTCGAACATTGCGGACACGACCTGCTTCACATTGGACTCCGCATACTGGCCATCGGAGTCCCTCAACGGCTGCTACGGCAACGGATCGATGGACGGCGAGTTCTCGCTGACGACGGCTGGCGTGATCTCGCTGCGATCCGCGTCGTACACGATCGTGTCCGGCACCAACATCCGCATCACCGCGACATACATCGTGGCGTAGGCCCGACATATTCCTACATGGTCCCTCGGATATAGGAACCATAAGGGTCGTTAAGGAGGACTCATGAAGCAATTGACCTGGCAGGCTGTAGGCATGATCGCCGTGCTCGCCGCCGTCGCCGTCGCCCTGGCCACCCTCGCGCACTGGGACAGTGCCTCGATCATCGCCGTCCTCGCGATCCTCGGCGGCATCGGCGGAGGTGCCGCAGTCGCGGGTGGCGTGTCCGGGCGTGTCGAACAGTTGCAGGCCGAAACGTCCGCGCAAACCACCCAGCTGGGCACCATCGAACGCCGCGTCAACGGCGAGTTGGACGCACGGATCACGGCCGGCGCCGAACGGGCCGCGTCAACAGTCCTCGACGAGCTACGCCGCCAAGGGGTGATCCGCTGATGGCCAAGTCGCAGAACGGATGGACCGTAGACCGGACCGGCAGCATGCAGGACCGGACACCGGTCGACGGGGTGACCGTGCCCAACGGGGTCCGCAAAGGTGACGTGGCCACCGTGCTCCACCACCTTATGGGCCGCTTCCACCGCGAAGTCGAACGGCTCATCCCGGGCACCTGTTGGGGATGGTTCGTCAAGAAGATCGAGGGCAGCTCGGCGATCAGCAACCACGCGTCCGGAACCGCGGTGGACCTCAACGCCACCCGGCACCCGATGGGCGTCCGGAACACGTTCACCAAGGGCCAGCAGACCCGCATCCGGGAGATCCTCGACGACCTCGACGGTGTGGTGCGGTGGGGTGGCGACTACACCGGACGGCCCGACGACATGCACTTCGAGATCGACGAGACTGCTGCCGCGATCACCGCGGTGGCGGACAGGATCAGGGGAGAGACGATGTTGACCGAAGCGGACCTTCGCAGAATCTGGAAGACGGACGGCATCATCGCCGCACCCGCCAACGCGGCGAGCGTCGCCGACAATCCGCACTGGGCGCCAGCCTCGTTCCTGACCGACCTGGCGCAGATGGCTCGGGCCAACAACCTGTTGCTGGCGCAGCTCGTCGCCAAGCTGGACGCGCTGGTCGACGCCCAGGCCGCTGGGACCTCCACCGTTGTTACGACGGTGGAGCAACCGTAGGGATATCCCCACGGTTGCCGACCTGAACTTGCGTAACGCGAGTGCAGGTCATGGCCAATGTGCGGCCACCGTCGTTACGACGGTGGCCTAAGCACTACTGAGGTCAGGCGCCTTTCAGGTACCCGAACCCATCGAGGATCGTGCGGGCCAGTTCGGCGGCCTGTTCCCAGGTCGTCAACTCGACGTCGACGTGAACCATCAACGTCGGCTTCCCGGGCAGGAACGCGTCTACATCGTCGGCCTGGGCGATCCGGAGACTGAGCCGGTGGGCGTTGAGCAGGGTTCGGACGCTACGGTCGGTGTGGTCGTCGCCCATGTGCAGGACCAGGTCGTCACGGTCGTCATCCTCGGCATGGTCGATCGTGCACCATTCCGGGTCGTGCTCCGGGGCCATCACGACCGGGGCCTCCGTGGTGCTGGTGACTACGGAGGGAACCGTGGCAGTTACGGCCACGGTTGCCCGGTAGTGCTTGCAGAAGTTCCGGTGCGGGTGGCCGTCGATCGCGCCACAGCAGAGAGCCATGACGTGCCCGTCAGCGAGTTGGATGACCTCGTACGGGTTGTTGTCGGGGTTGGTCATACTGGACATGGGTCGCCTCCTGGGGCGATCAAGGGCCCGGCCGGTGTTGCGATCACCGCGTCCGGGCCCGCCTTGTTGTAGACACGTCAAGTCCTACTCTCCGACAGGTCGAACGTCAAGGCATGACATAATCAGCCGCATGACGAGAGCAGCGATCTACTGCCGGATCTCCCGTGACCGCGTCGGTGCCGGTCTAGGCGTCGAACGCCAGGAACAGGAATGCCGCGAACTCGCGGTGAAGCTCGGCTTCACCGTCGTCGAGATGTACATCGACAATGATCTGTCCGCCTATTCGGGCAAGCCTCGTCCGGCATACCTCCGCCTGCTCACCGACGTCGAAGACGGCCGGATCGACGCCGTGATCTGCTGGCACGGCGACCGACTGCACCGCTCACCGACCGAACTGGAGCGGTACATCGACGTGTGCGAGAAACGAGGCGTACCGACCCACACGGCCCAAGCCGGACCCCTCGACCTGGCGACACCCTCAGGGCGCCTCGTGGCGCGCCAGCTTGGCGCCGTGGCCCGGTACGAGGTCGAGCACGCCATTCAGCGCCAGAGGGCCGCCAAGAGGCAGGTAGCGGCGGCCGGGAAGTGGGGCGGAGGACGCCGGCCGTACGGGTTCGACAGCGACGGCGTAACCGTTCGCCCCGACGAGGCCGCCATCGTCGCCGACGCGACCGACGCGATCCTGCTGGGCGGGAGTCTTCGCAGTCAGGCGGCGAAGCTCAACGAAGACGGGCACGTCACCTCGACCGGACGACCGTGGGCGCCCACCGAACTGAAGAAGGTGCTCATCCGGCCACGCAACGCCGGACTCCGCGAACACCGCGGTGAGATCATCGGCACCGCCGAATGGCCGACGATCGTCGAGGCCGACAAGTGGCGTGCCGTCCGGTCGATGCTGACCCGCCCTGACCGGCGTAACACACCCGCGGCGACCGGTCGCCGGTGGCTGCTGTCTGGGCTCGCCCGATGCGGCGCAGAAGGTTGCGGAGCGACGATGCTCGTTACCCAGCTGGCCTCCAACCGCAGCACGGTCCCCAGCTACACGTGCCGGAACGGCAAGTGCACGGCCCGCAACGCCGCCGAACTGGAGCGCTACGTGAGCCTCGCGGTGGTCGAACGGTTGAGCCGGCCGGACGCGATCGACCTACTGAAGCCGGCGCGCCCCGATGTCGACGTCCGCGCGCTCACCGCCGAAGAGGCCGCGCTACTGAAGCGGATCGACGATCTTGCCGACGATATCCAGCTGGACGAACGGACGCTGGCCCGGCGCGCCCAAGCGCTGAACAGGCGCCTGGACGAGGTCCGGCAGGAGAAGGCCGACGCGTCCCGCGGTTCGGTGTTCCACGGCATCGTAGGCGCGGACGACGTCCGGGCGGCGTGGGAGTCGTTCGACCTGGGGCGCAAGCGGGCGATTATCGACACCCTGATGACGGTGGTGGTGCTGAAGGCCCGGCGTGGCCGGCGCCCGGGGTGGCGTCCGGGGGAGTCGTACTTCGACCCCACGAAGATCGAAATCGTGTGGCGTTGACCGTGCGCCACGTTGCGTGACCGTGCGCCACGTTGCGCGAAATAACTGATGACTATTCGTCAATTCTGTTCGCGTGGCGATAAAGGTGATAGCCGGGCGCTATGAGCGATAGCCCGATAAGCGTCGCGGATCAGCGACTGAATTGAGTCGCTGAGCGGGTCAGGGCAACGTCCACCGTGGGTTGATCACGCTGAGCGTGACCGGGGTCACCCCGGACTTGACCTGGCAGAACGGTTGCCACTGACAAGTCGTGTACGTCGTGCGGTGTACCAGCGTCGCGAATGCATGGCATTCGCGTCTGGTCAAACTGGACAATTGAGGAGTGCGTCCCGGAATCCGGCGCGTGGGCACACCGGTGAACTTGGTTCTAAGCGCTCAGGCAGATACTCTGTTGACCAACAAAGAAGGACCCGACCGGTGATTCTCCGGGAAGAGAACTAACTCACCGTGCCGGGTCCCCGAACACTGGAACCATGTCCAGGCCCGGCAGTTGTGCGTCAACACAACCGCCAGACCCGCCGAGCGTATCGCCTTGACCTGCCGCTTTGCACGTCGGGCGTGATCTCGGCTGGTCAGCGTGCCTGCACGTGGCTCCGGAGAGGGAGCCCTCAGTGGCCGCAGCACCCATCACTAGTCCCCGACGGAAGACCGACCCTGACACCGCCAAAGCCAAGTCTCGCAAGGGTGCAGCGATCCGGTACGGACGGCCCGAGGAAGCCGCGATCGCCGACCGTGATCTGCGAGAAGCACGGCTCGCCGCATACATCTCCGACCTCGTCGACAAGGCGCCACCACTGACCGCAGAACAACGCGTGCGCCTCACGCAGCTCCTGGTCGGTGCCCGATGAGCGCGGCAGAACAGATCATCGCCAAGCTCCGCGACCCTGACGCCGTGTTCACCACCTCCGAGGTGGCCTACCTGATGTCACGAGCAGGCCGCTGGGGCTACGAACACCGCGGCGACGAAGAGAACGGCACCTACCCGCCACCGCCGATCACCCTCGGCCGGGCATGGATCAACCAGGTCGACTACCGCCGTCGCTGCGACGTCGAGGCCCGCAAGCCTCGCAGCAACGACCACGCGGGCGGACCGGTCACCTGGGAACGTGCCGAGTGAGCAGCGAAAAGGAACTCATCGAGCAGGCCATCACCCACCTCGGTGCCACAGGTAGCCGGATCACGGCCGGCGCGATCGACTGGCGAGACGAACACGGCCCCGACCACGAACTACCCCAGCCAGGACAGCCAATGCACGTCGCACGCGCTCTTGCCTGGAAATACCCCGACTCTCTCACCTGGTGGCGCGGCGACTTCTACCGCCACGTCGGCACCCACTGGACGATCGTTCCGGACGCCGAAGTGACCAGGTGGCTGTACTGGCAGACGGAGAACTCCTACCACCTCGGCGCAGCCGGCAAGGATGGGAAACGTCCCATGAAGCTGTGGGCACCCAACAGGCGACGCATCGCCGACGTCCAACACGCACTCGGCTACGGGCTACTCCAGCGCACCGGAGACGCACATACCGCATTGGCGCTCACTAACGGTGTGCTCATGTCAGGACGTCGCCTCGCTCCGCACAGCGAGGAACGGTTCAACCTGGCCTCACTGCCGTTCGCCTACGATCCGACAGCCGGCTGTCCGGCCTGGCTCGACTTCCTGAACAGCACACTCCCGGACGACGAACAGAGTCAGGACTTCCTAGGCGAATGGTTCGGGTACGTCCTGTCCGGGCGGACGTCACAACAGAAGATGGCCG